CTCGCGATCTAGCTGGAATTCTGATGGTAGCTCATCTACTAGGTGCCGGTGGTGCTAATAGATACAGAAGTACCGGCCAAGGCGGCGATGCATATGGCACCTCTGGTCACGCATATTACCGCCTAGGGTTTAATAGCATCACTGACAATCAACCGAGATTAGCATAACAAATGGCTGTAGATTCACGCGAACAACTTATTCAGAATATACCCGGTAATGTTGCTTCTGGGCTAAGCGATCAAACCCAGCAGACCGCCAGAACCATATACTCATATGAGCAGGACACAAATCGACTATCTCGTGGTGATCCGCAGAACACTCACATCATCACGAGGGATAGCACCAGGAGACAAAATATCTCCACCGCGCTATCAATTGATACTTGGAACGAACCTCCAGCAGCATATGGTGCTACCTATCCACACAACCACGTGTATCAAACCCCTAATGGGTTAGTACAAGAGTTTGATGATACACCCAATAATGTAAGATATCACCGCTATCATCCTGCGGGTACATACGTTGAAGTGGATAGTAATGGAACAGAAGTAAGAAAGATTATCGGTGATAACTACTACATTGTTGAGCGCAACGGCTATATTTTTATCGGTGGTGAAGCTAGCATTACTGTTAGTGGGAAGTGTAGTATTCTTGTTACTAATGATTGTAATTTACAAGTTGATGGTAAGTTAGACGCTGTTGTTAAAAACGATATCAATCTTACTACATCCGGCAACTTCAATCTAAACGTTAAAGAGACTTTTAAGGTACGTGCGGATAATCTCGTAGTAGAGACTGTCAAGTATAATCACGAAAATCTTGGTGAGTATAATCTAAGAACAAATACCTTTGTTCAGCAGATGAACAAAGCTGATATATCCATACAAGGTCCTCTTACGCTTTACACCAAGAAGTATGACATGATTGTTGATACTGGAGCATTTACTGTACAGTGCAATCAGTTTGATCTCAACTCCAAAGAGAAGTTTACGGTAAAGTCGGGTAGCACAGCATCTCTCGACGGTAGTGAAGTAAGACTTGGTGGGTCTACGCTACACGTACAGGCCGGTACCGTTAAGGCTAGTACTAATACAAAAGAGTCTGTGGGGTCTGAATTTTTCCTCAAGACAGAAGGTGATCCCAGTGCCCCTGAAACACCCGGTACGGCTGTAGCCCCCACTGTTACTAATCCACAGCTTACAGGTCTCGTGACACCAGCGGGGCGCGCCAACCCGGATAGGTCACCAATACCACCTCTAGGACAAACATCCAATCGCTTTATGAGAGCCGCTATTGAGAACGACGGTGGATCAGGCCCTTCATCCACCAGCCTCTATCCAGGATATAATACACCCGTTCCATATACTGGACCAGAAGCTCAAGTAGCCGGAAACACACCAGCAGCTATCGTTGCAGCAGAGTCTGTAGATTCTTCCACTCTAATCAACAGAACAGATTTCACCGGTGAAGAGCAGATATCTCAATATGCTAAACTTAAAGATCTAACAACCGGTGCTGTATTCGGCCATAGAATACGAGCTCAGGCTGGACTGAGTGTTGGTGATATTGCAGCTAATCTGCAAGCACTAGCGGTTAATGTTATTGATAAGCTTGCTGAGCGTTACGGTCGAGGCTCGTTCATTATTACATCTGGGTTTAGACCGGAAGCACAAGCGCGCGGAGGCTCAGGTATAAGTCAACATAGCAAGGGTCAAGCTGTTGATATTCAGTTCCCATCACTACCCGTAGGCGAGTATGCTAATAGAGCACAAGAACTACTAAGCGTTATACCATTTGATCAGTTAATTCTAGAATATCAAACTACAGGTACTGGCCGACCCTGGATTCATATATCATTCACGCGTGATAGAAACAAGCGTCAGTTCTTTACAATGATGAACCACGTCCGGGCATCTGAGATAAGGACAATAACCTAATGTCATTTGTAAATATACATCAAGCGCTCGAGCGTGAGCGTCGAATGAGCCAGATCATGGCTAGAATGTCTTCGCTATCACCTGAACAACTGCGGCGCGTAGCCACTCTGCTCGACGCTCAAGAACGCGTTGATAGCGTCGCTAGCGCTAATAATTTTCCTATGAGTGGCGGACAAGATCTTATTCAAAGGCAAATGAATAATATTACCGCATCTCAACGCGAAACTATCATGAGCAATTTAACACAGTCGCTAGGGTATAGGCCGAGCGATAGTGATATAAGAGAGCTTCGCACTCTAAGAACACAGTTTCCTGGTGATAGTTTTAGTAGCAATATGCGAGTGATAGCTTCTAATGTTGGTGCTATACCCGGCGGTGTAGGTGCGCTATTACGCGGTTTAGATACCGGAAATATCCAAGGTGTAGTTAATAGTGCAACCAAAATAGCCGCATCTATACTAGCGTCTCAAGAAATACCCACGCCCAACCTAAATAATATCTCATCCACAATCAACTCAGCTATAACTAGTATTACCGACATAGCCTCAGAAGTAACAACTGCAGTACAGAATCAACTCAGCAGCGGTATTGACCAGGTCAATGAGTTACTCAATGACGTCTCTCGAGATATACAAGTGGAGATTAGTGAGTTTCGTGATTCGATTCTTACCTCTAGTCAAGCGACAGAGTTGAATGAACTTGCTACAGCTATTGCTTCTTCTCCTACTACCCCGGCAATACCGACTAACAGTGTAGGCGAGCAGTATGATACCGCGCCCATGGATAGTAATATTGAAGTAAGCTCAGCGCCAGTAACCGCTGATAGTCTACGTAGAGCACCATAATAAATAGATAAAAAAGAATAACAAATGTCCTCAGGCACTATCAGTAACAGAATTGTGTATTCCGATTTTGATTTGGGGTTTGTTAAGAACCCTATTAGCGGTGACCTAGCTAAAGTTATTAATGAAAATGCGGTAAAACGCTCTATTAAGAATATTGTGTTCACCAATTTCTATGAACGCCCTTTTAGACCATTCTTGGGAAGCAATCTTAATAAGCTGCTATTTGAAAACGTAACACCGATTACTGTTGAGCTGCTACAGTCTGCTATTTCGGATGCTATTAAAAACTTTGAACCTCGCGCTAATCTTCTTGGCGTTACGGTAACGCCATATGAAGATCTAAACGGGGTGGTAGTAACTATTGTGTTTAGTATAATAAATAAAGAAGATCCAATTTCACTAGAACTATCAATAGACCGGATTAGGTAATGGCCGATTTTCTTCCTACAAATCAGTTAGATTTCATCTCTCTAAGAGAGAATCTAAAGACATATCTTCAAAGCAATACCAGTCCGTTTAAAGATTATGATTACGACGGGTCAAACCTATCCACCCTTCTTGATCTACTATCTTACAACACATACTTAAACTCATTCTACCTCAATATGGTAGGTAATGAGATGTTTCTAGACTCCGCTGTTCTTCGCGACTCAGTAACATCGCATGCCAAAGCACTTAACTATACCGCTAGATCATATACATCTGCTAAGGCTACGGTAGATATTAATATTGCGGTAACTAATACAGCGGCTCGGTACGTCACTCTTCCAAAGTATACTAAGTTTACTGCCACGGCAAGCGGTGGAACATATACCTTCTCTACCGGCGATAATATCATCATCTCTCGTAACGCTAATAATCAATTCACAGCTAATGTGGATATTTTCGAGGGGTTTGTGGTTACTGAAAAGTACGTAGCAAACACCATGATTGATAATCAGCGGTTTGTGATTTCGAACAAGCAAGTAGACACATCAAGCCTCACTGTAAGAGTAGCGCCCCTCCCCGGTCAAAATTATAAGACATACTTACCCGCCACTACCCTCTATGATCTTAACGGTGATAGTGAGATATATTTTACTCAATGCGCTACCCAAGATCGGTATGAAATTATATTCGGGGATGGAGTATTCGGTAAAGCTCTTACTACCGGGAATGTCATTGAGGCGACATACCGAGTATCAAGTGGATCGGCTCCCAATGGACTTAAGTCATTTACATCAGCAGGTAGTATTGAGGGGTATAGTGTAACTGTTAATACTATTACTCCTGCTAGCGGTGGTGCTGAAAGAGAGTCGATTCAATCTATCAAGTATAACGCACCAAGACACTTTCAAACACAGGGTAGAGCGGTCACGCCAAGTGACTATAACTCACTGCTACTAGCAAAGTATCCTGAGATTAAATCAGTATATGTTTATGGTGGAGAAGAAATACCTCTCACCCCCAAGTATGGTACTGTTGTGGTATCCATCGCTACCGTGTCAGGTAACCCACTAACATCTAGAACCAAGACTGATATCGTAAAGTATCTAAGAGAAAGGTCTCCTCTAGCTATCAACCCCATACTAGCAGACCCAGAATACCTAGATCTTATTGTGACTAGTGATGTGGTGTATAATACAAGCACCACAACTCTGACTCCTACCGCGATTCAAGCAAAGATTAACACAAGCGTATCTAACTTTAACAGTAATAATCTACTTGAGTTTAATAAGACTTTTAGATACTCCAAGTTTATCACCAGCATCAATAACGCTGATAGTGCTATTATCAGTAACGAGACATCGGTAACTATGGCTAAGACTATAGTTCCAGAAATCGGCGTACCTTTCTCTGCGGTTATTGATTTCGGTAACCAGATTAAGAAAGACGACGCCCTATCTTCAAGACCGACAACTAATGAGTTTAGCCTATATTCATCTCAAGTAACCTATAACAATAAGACTGCATACATCGGCGAGGACGGCGGCGGCACTTTGTTTGTGTATGAGTTTACTGATACTGGTCGAAATGTACTGAACAAGTATGTTGGTACGGTTGATTATGATAACGGTATTGTTCTTCTATCTAATCTTGTAATTACAGATTTTGTCGGTGAAGGAATTACATTCTACGCCGGTCCTAGAAAGCAGGACATCAAGTCACAAAGAAACACCATTATAAGAATTCTCACACAAGAAAACGTCATTAACGTCACACCAGTGATCGAGTAATATGCGCGATATCGAAACAACAATATCTCATTTTATTGAGACACAGTTTCCAAGATTCTATAGAGAAGAGGGCGAAGCGTTCGTCCTCTTTCTTAAAACGTATTTTGAGTGGCTTGAATCCACAGATAACATTAACTTTAAGACTCGTCGGCTTCTAAGCTACGACGATATCGATACAACGCTTGATCAGTATATCGAACAATTTACTAATACTTACCTATCCTCCGTTCCAAGTAATACACGCGTCAATAGACGCACTCTAGTAAAGTATGCGTTGGATCTATATCGTGCCAAAGGCACAGAGCGTGGGTATGATATTTTACTTAAGGCTCTTTATGGTGAAGAACCGGTTATATACTATCCCGCAGATGATATCCTAAAAGCATCGGATGGTGATTGGCAACAAAGACGCTACATTGAAATTAGCAGTGTTACAAATCCACATGAATATGTGGGCACTCGTATTGTAGGAGTGGGTAGTAGAGCTCAAGGTACAGTAGAGAAGTACTATCAACAGCGTATTAAGAATAAGATTATCGATGTTTTTGAGCTGTCGTCCCTAAGGGGTAATTTTAGAGCGGGTGAAGTGATCACTATTCTAGGCAGCACAGAGAAGCAAAATCTACCCAAGGTGGTTGGATCACTCACCAGTATTAGTGTGGTAGATGGCGGTATTAACTTCGAAGTGGGCGATATATTAGACGTTGTCTCTACTCGTGGCGATAGAGGCAAAGCTCGTGTAACAAGAACTAGTTCTAAAAACGGCCTAGTAGACTTCACTCTTATTAATGGTGGATCTGGATATTCTCTGGATACTATTCCAAAGATATATCCTCAGATCAGACTATCATCATCTAATACAATAGGTAATTTTCAAGCATCTCAATTCATATACCAGGGTAATAGCACTGGTATTGTTGTTAGCGCTAATACAGATGGTATTAGGTTGAAGCAGATTAATAGCGGGTTTACAAAATCCACCAATGTCTACTCCGCGATAAAACTAACGCTAAGTGCACTCTCCGGCACGTTTGCAAACGGTGAGTATGTTTATCAGTCTAACGGTACAGCGAATATCGGTGTAGGCAAAATCATTAGTGTTACTAATACCTCTCCGAACGTCGCTTCTATCTACGTAAGTGAAGTATTAGGTGGTAACTTCTTTACCACCTCAACTACTACATCTAGCGGTAATACACATATTCTTGTTGGTAATACTTCTAGCGCACAGGGCTATGTGTACACTATCGAGGGTGGCAACTCAACAGGCGTGGCTTTAGTATCAAACGTTGTTGGTGGTGGCACCGGTGCTAGCTTTAGAATCGGTAATATTATCGACAGAGAAAACATTACCGTTAATTCAGATTATATTCGTGATTATATCAACACCAAAATTCTTGTATTTAATACAGCATCTCCACTAACTGGTACTGTGAGTGTAACTTCTGGCTCCAACACTATCACCGGTGTGGGTACGTCGTTTACAGCCAACTTTGCGGTTAATGATTATGTGCAGGTCAATACAGGTGTTAATAAGCAGATAAGGCAGATCGCTACTGTTACTAATAATACCAGCATGAGTGTCACCGCGGTGTTCGGTAGTAGCGCTACTAGTGTATCTCACTTTCATGATATTGCAAACTATGCGTTTACTAAACTAGATTCGAGCAATATTAATACTGTTATTAGTTCTGCCCTAGCATATCAGCAGCTAGAAGTAGGTACAATACAATACCTTAATAACATCAATCCTGGAGAGGGATATTCACTAGACCCTTATGTCGAGCTAACCCAACCCATTATTGCGCCTCTCAACATCGTTGAGAGTGATGGTACAGTAAAAGGTAATAACGCTGTTATTACGGCTGATGCGGGAACGCGCTCTGGTGTAATTGAGAGTGTTGCGGTAATTGATTCGGGTTATGGGTATGAGGATTTTGAGAAGGTTACACTCACTTCACCAGAACGCAACCAAGTCGCTAGCGGGTATCCTCAGATTACTATTCAAGGTAAAACATCAGGTGAATGGGTATCTACTCGCGGACTACTCAATAGTGACAAATACATTCAGGACAGTTACTACTATCAAGAGTACTCATATGAAGTAGGAAGTAAGCTGGATTTCAACATATATAAAGATATTGTAAAGAAGCTACTACACCCTTCAGGTGTAGCGCTATTCGGCAAATTCCTATTAAGATCTGAGATGACTGGTAGCCAGTCACAGTATGTGCAGAGCAGTATAGAACAAACAGACTAGGGCTAATCATGGCAAATACCAGTAATACCGGCGCTCTTACCCAAAGACATAATATCGAGGTTGCTAATCTTTTTTATACCTGTATGCTGTCCACAAATACATCATACTACGTCTTTGCAGGCAAGCATACTCCATGGGCTGATGATAGCGCTCCTCCACCAGCTAACGGTTCTATTTACGGAGCACAACTATCCGTCTACTCAGATATCCTATACGGTAAGAAGGTTACAAGCGCTGATGTTCGCAGACTAGTACCTAATCACGTATGGACGTCAAACACAGTATATGCTAATTACGATCCAGCCGATGATCAGCTATCTACCAAGCAGTTTTACGTAATTACTAGTGCTAATAGCGTTTACAAGGTACTAGACAATAACGGGTACGCACCATCTGTTGATGAGCCTTCTGTAATTACCACAGATATATTCAAGACGTCTGATGGTTATACATGGAAGTTTATGTATAACCTTAATTCATCCGAAATGACTAAGTTTGCTTCTAGCGGCTATATTCCAGTAACCACGAATACTGATGTGCAGGCCGCGGCTGTAAGCGGTAGTATCGATGTCATTCGGGTAGAAAATCCCGGTCAAGGCTATTTCACTTATAATACCGGAACACTGCAGAGCGTTGTTAACGCTTATGCGGTAACTATTTCTAGCAACAGTGCTTCGAATAACAACTTCTACACAAACTCTTCTATCTACCTAAGAAGCGGAATCGGCGCCGGACAGATTCGTAAGATTCGATCATACAACGGAGCTTCCAAAGTAGTTACACTTACAGAGCCTCTTGATTATTATACAACACTAACAGTATCCAACCCCACAGGCACATTCAAAGAGGGTGATATTGTATCACAATCAATATCATTTGTAATCCCTACATCTACCTCAGGATATATTCAGCCTGGAGATATTGTTGATCAGTATATACCTGGTAGCGCTAATGCTACAGGCACCGTGGTTACTATCAGCAACAACGCAGCAAGAATAATAAGATCATCCACAGCAGGGTTTGTTAGTGGTAGGCCGGCTGCAATACTATCGCGCGGTACAACACTCCGTACCGGTACGGTAACTGTAGCTAATAACTCCAATACAATCACCGGGACTGGTACTGCATTTACTACAGAGTATTCTGAAGGCAGCTATATTAAAATCGGAACATCACCTCAGATCTTTCGTATTACGGCAGTTGCTAATACTACTCAGCTCACTATTGCGGGGCCCACACAAAGTGCGTTTACAGCAAACGCACACTACAAGGTTAACTCCGCTCTAGACATCTCTTCTGTCACTAACATTGTATCAAACGGTGAGATTGTATTTGCCGATCTAGATACAGTAGCACTCACCATATCTTCGATCACTGGTGCGTTCTCGCAGGGCGAGATTATTACGCAGAACAACTCTTCCACAAACGGTGTTATTTCATTTGCTAATAGCTCTACACTAATCGTGACGAATGTAACCGGTCCTGGATTTCAGTCGTCTAATAGTGTTGTTGATTTTAGCGTTACCGGTGTCACTTCTACGGTAACTGCTAACGTAAATATAGTCACCTCCACCCCGACTATTACTCTACAGAACGCTACTAATGAGTTTACGCTTGGCGTAAACGTTACTTCTACTAGTACTGGTAGCGCTATGCTCACTAGCGTATCATCTACTCCTAATGAGCAGACCGAATATGTCATCTCCCCCACGGTTAATATTTCTGGAGACGGTACCGGCGCTAGCGCCTATTCTATTGTAAACCCTGTGCTAGGCACAATCGAGTCAATTGTGGTGTTCTCTCCTGGACGCGACTACATTCACCCAAGTACACTGTATAACACGACAACCGCCACTATCGAAGCAAATGGGTTTTATGGTACGGGTGCAGTACTAACGCCTGTTATTAGTCCTGTTGGCGGCCATGGTTTTGATCCTAGTGTAGAGCTTGGATCCAGCTACGTCGGTGTTACTGTGGGGTTTGATAACTCGCTTGATAACTATGAAATCCCCACCACAGGTACCTTCCGTAGAGTTGGTCTCATCAAAAATCCAAAGTATGATGATGTAGTCCTGCAGGTATCAAACTACGATAGAGTAAAACTCTCTATATCTAATCTAGCTAACAGTAAGGCTATCACTGTAGGTGAAGCGGTATATCAGCTCGGTACAAATGCCGCTGGGGTTGTGGTATACGGTAACACATCCTACATCGAGCTTGAGAAGGTAAAGGGTACATTCATCGACGATGAAGCTGGTGATAATATCTACGCGTTCTACTCCGAATCATCAGCTAATGTTGACTCTGCTACTGTAAGCACGTTCTCTGTATCGAGTAACACTCAAGTAGTGCAGCAAGAAGTAACAGGTGCGACCGGGGTTCTCGTATCAGCCAACACAACCGCAATTCGTCTAACCGATGTACAAGGGTTGTTTACTTCAGGGTATAAAGTGTTTGATACATCGTCGAATAGCTACGCCACAGTAACTGGTGTGACTATTAATGGTAAGTCCATGAACTTTACCAAGTTTAATAATACTATGCGGTATACACTATCTTCAAATACCAATCCATTCACGGTTAATGAACCGGTTCATCTTAAGAGTGGTATCCTTGGAAATAAGCTAGCCCAAGCGCTTGTATTCTCTACTAATAGCGATATTGATCTTGTGATTAACTCGCCAACAACATCGTTTCTAACTAGTGAGACTGTTACACAGGGCAGCGCTAATGCGATTGTACAATATGCAAATTCCACGTATTTGAAGCTAACTAATATCTCCGGTACATTTAGTATAACATCAAACGTAGTAGGTACTACATCTGGAGCTCAGTCCGCGGTATCCTCTATACACCCCGTACTTCTTCTATCGGATATCGAAGGCAATATTACCACAAGCAATAGTAACTTTTTGTTCGGTACTGTATCCGGATCAGTTGGATATAGCGATATCGCTAACACAATCACCCAACCTCAACTTGTACGAGATACTGGATCCGTCCTATATATAGAGAACATTAGTCCTATTACAAAGTCTAGTACAAGCAAAGAAACTGTAAAACTTGTAATTAAGTTTTAATTAGAGGGTCGAATGCCTTTAGAAACCAATTTTAATACGCCTCCGTATTTCGATGATTATAACGCTAATAATAATTATCATCGAATTCTATTCAGGCCCTCAACTGCTGTACAGGCTCGCGAGCTAACACAGCTGCAGACCATTCTACAGGATCAGGTAGAAAAGTTCGGTAGTCATATCTTTAAAGATGGTACAGCAGTAGAAGGCTGTACTATTAATTTTGATTCAAACTATAACTATGTTAAGGTACTAGACAACTACGCTAACGGATCTTCTTTTAATATTTCTGACTTTATTGGAAAGAAGGCTGTTGGTGAAAATGGACTAGAAGCGTATATCGTTAACGCTGTCCCTGGTTATGAGACAGATGCACCCGATCTTAATACCCTATACGTCAAGTATCTAAACTCTGCTTCGTATCCAAATACCGCACCTCAAAAGCTATTTGATGCTAACGAAACCATTGAGATTAGAACTACAGCTAATGTACTATTCGGCACCATTACTGCTGGCAACGGAACAGTAAATGCTGTAGGTACAGGATACGCTATCTCTATTTCTGAAGGCACGATATTTCAAAAAGGATTCTTTATTGGAGTTCAGCCACAAACTCTGATTGTCTCCAAGTATAACAATCAACCTAATTCTGTATCCGTCGGCTTTAAGACTTCTGAGATAATTGTAACCGCTGAAGCTGACGGTACACTATATGATAACGCTCTAGGGTCTTCTAACTTTAACGCCCCTGGTGCAAATAGACTTAAGCTAACCGCTAATCTAGTAACTCGTGATACCGCTAGTATTTCTAATACTGATAACTTCTTCTCAATTGTTGATTTCGAAGATGGTCAGCCAGTAACTATTCGCACTAGCCCCCAATATGCTAGTCTCGGCGCTGAAATGGCGCGTCGCACATATGAAGAAAGCGGTAACTATATCATCGACCCATTTGAACTATACCTAACATCCAATACCGCTAATACTAATGCGCTTACCCTCGAGGTAGATAAGGGTCTAGGTTACGTTGCAGGTTATAGAGTTGAGTACCTTAACAAGAAGCGTACATCGATTCGCAAGGGGCTAGACGTCGCATACTATGATAATCAGATTGTTACCGCTAACTACGGTAGCTATGTGTATGTTGATGAAGCGGCGGGTATTGCTAACCTCAAAGGCCTAGCTACCGTCGATCTATACGATACCGCTTCTGATACCATCACAAATAGTCGCTTTGGTAGCGCCCCGCTAGGTACCAAGATCGGTACCGCTACTATCCGAACACTGACCTACTATAGCGGTACAGTAGGGACCCCAACAGCGCAATATAAGGCGTTCATCTTCAATATTAAGATGGACAGCACTCGCAGTTTCCGTGATGTACGCTCTATCTACGGCGAGTATGTTGTTAGCGGTGTAACAAGAAAGTTCTACGCTGATACAGTACTTGATATTATTTCTGGGGCGACAGAGCTTAGAGAAGTGGGCGGTAGCCAGCTAGTTGTTGGTCTAGGTAAAAGAGCTGTTCGTAATCTACGTAACGCTAACGGGCTTAACAACACAAGCTTTACATACCGCACCCAGAAAGATATTACATTCCAGGCTAACGGCACAGCTACGTTCAGTCTCGATACACCTCATAGCGGAACATCTGGCGAGTCATTCGCTCAAACTGGCGCCCTATCTGAGGGCAATGAGTCCAAGTTTATCGTTGTAGCGCGCGGTAATGCTACTAGTGCGAACGTCAGTGGTAGTGCCAATATTGCCAGCGGTTCCAACGTAATTCGTGGATCCGGCACATCTTTCAATACAGATTTTGTTATTGGTGATTTCGTTGCGATCGCTAATACAACGGCCAATGGAACTTTCAGAGTAACTACTATCGCTAACGCGACGTATATGGAAGTATCTCCATCTGCTAACTCAACAACCGCGGTACAGTTTAACGGTAACGTGGCGATTTACTACCCCAATGGTAGCATTATCAGCCTATCACGCGATGACACTGCAAATGTTAATGTTACTAGTAACACCACAGCCGAGATTAAGCTAAGTCGTACTTTCTCTGGCACATCTACTCTCGATGCTACAGTCTATTAT